TGACGGATGGATGGCAAAAGGGAGAATTGATTATAATCGGAGCGCGTCCGGGTGCGGGTAAAACGTCAATCGCTTTGAACATGGCAAGCGCGGCTATTCGTGACAATCATATACCAGGATTTTTTAGCGCGGAAATGTCAGGCGAGTCCATTTTGAAGCGTGTAATATCAGACTGGGGATCGGTAGAGTTTAAGCGCCTTCGCACAGGCTTAATGGGACAACATGACTTCACTTCGATTATCGACGCCGGAAAGGCGATAGCAGGGAATAAGTTTTTTATAAATGACAAGCCCGCAATAAAGCTTGACGAGCTGATTCGCGAGGCTAGGGCAATGTATCGCAAGGACAAGGTTGATATATTTTTCGTTGACTATCTTTCATTGATCGATAATAAGTCTAAAGGCATTCCGCGTCATGAACAGGTAGCCGAAATATCAATGACGTTGAAAAAACTAGCACGTGAATTAAACGTGCCAGTAATAGCCCTATCGCAGTTAACCAGGGAGGCGCAAGGGGAAAGGCCGAAGCTATCACAATTAAGAGACTCTGGCGCGGTCGAACAGGACGCCGATATGGTTATCCTGCTATGGAATCAGGGTTACGTCGATGATTTGAAACGAGAGGTTAAAATTACGCTGATAGTTGAAAAGGGGCGCAACACTTCAGTTGGTGATATTCCAATGGTTTTTCGTCCTGGATATATGCGATTCGCCGAGGTTGAAAAAGAATGGGAACAGGAGAAGCGACATGGATGATCCCTGGATTAGAAAAGAGATTATACATGATGCGACGCTCTACCTCGGGGACTGCCTGGAAATCCTGCCCACGCTTGGGCGCGTGGATTTCATATATGCCGATCCTCCCTATGGTGTCGGGAAGGCCGACTGGGACGGGCGCTACTTTACCGGATGGGAAAAGCAAGCCGTTGCGATGTCGGATCATGGACTAGTGGCGAATACCGGGACCAAGGCCCTGGCGGTTGCGATTGACGCGCTTGGCGACGAGTACCGCGATCTTTTCTACGCTTGGAATCTTAACGGAATGACGCGCAGTTCAATCGGTTTTATGAATGTCCTTTGCGCTATCGTCGCCGGAAAGAATGTACGCATGGGGCAAAACTTCGCGCAATTCTGCATACAAGACCTCACGCGCAAGGATCATCCCTCGCCTAAGCCAATCGAATATATGTATTGCATCATTAACCGATTCACGCTTATCGGCGAACTGGTCCTCGACCCCTTCATGGGCTCCGGATCGACCGGCGTAGCCTGCGCCAATCTTGGCCGTAAGTTCATCGGTATCGAAATAGAACCTAAGTATTTTGATATTGCTTGCAAGCGAATAGAAACTGCTTATCTACAGCCAAGACTATTTGATGATCCGAAGCCAGAGCCCAAACAAACCAATATGGAGTTTTAACATGGACGATTTTTGCCACTGGACAAACAGAAGGGACCTATGGTATACTGAATGCGGCCACGAATGGGTCGAGCTTCAGGAGTCACCGGTTACTTTTCAATACTGCCCATTTTGCGCAAAGCGGTTGATAGTTAAGGAGGGCGACGGTGCGCGAGATAAAGTTTAGGTCGTGGGACAATATCGGCAAGACATTCCGCGATCATACCGATCCACTCACGATTCAAATGTTAGTTTTCCATCAGCAACTTGAGCGTGGTACTCTCGAGCAATTTACTGGCCTATTCGACAAAAACGGTAAAGAGATTTACGAGGGGGATATCGTCGCTCATGACGACGACTTCAAACACCCCGGGGCTGTCCAGTTTTGCAAGGGGTTGTTTGGGATAAACTGGAACTATGCCGAAAATCCTGATCCCGAATGGAAAGACGGCCAGCTTTACGGAGGATGGGGCAATGAGCACAATCTCCGCAAGATGGGCGACGGATTCAACCGGGAAATGGTAACAATCGGCAACGTCCACGAAAACCCGGAGCTTCTAAAATGAAGTATTGGATTAGTGCCCAAGTGTATAGGGGCGGCGACATAAGTACGCAAAGGAAGGTTATAGACATTCATCCGTTGATTTACGAAAGGCAAGAAAAAGAAAAATGCGATTATTTTTATACTTTTAATCTTATTGATTGGAAAGAGGTGCCCGAAGAAATAGCCAAGGAGTTGCTAAATGAGTAACCTTCGCCATGTTCTAGTATCATTTTACGGCCTACCATTAGAGATAAGCGGAGAGTATTTTCCGGGTAGTCCAGGGTCAACGTACAAGCGCAACAGCGATCCTGGCGATCCTCCCGAGGATGCCGAGTTTGATTTTCATACGATAACCTTCCATGGCCACGATATGACTCTGCTATTTGATGACTTCGATGGAGTACAAAAGGGTATTTATCGCGAACTTGAAGATATCGTATTGCAGGAAATCGAGGAACAGGAAGACTACTATCCCGAGGACGAAGACGACTAGCGTATTTGACGCAATTCGGGGCGGTAAGGTTTTTGACGTAGAAAAATGCCGACTGACTGGGCAACCGCACAATTTCAAGGAAGTGGAAACATTTACTAGTGACGTGCTACATAGGGAATATCAGGTTTTATACTGCATGGATTGCCATTATAAGTCTATCGGATGGAGGAACGTATGATTATCGGGCCTGCGGTTAATTTTGACGATGATACTTGGACATGGGACGATCTAGCCGAGTATATTTGCCGACGACATCCTACATGTGAGATTGATGATTTTATATTCCTACTGAACAAGCACAAGCGAGAGAATTGGACCACTTGACAAATGTACTCAAATATGGTACACTTCCGGTATGCACGAAATGGGGAATCGCAATGCCTACAATCTTCGATGAGGATACAAGAGAACTCATATACGAGAAGTCAAGAAGGCTTTCGGGTTCTACTAGGCGCGATTTCGTGGCAGAGTGCGAGCGTGAACTATGGGATTTTATGCCATTTGATCTAGGCGAGATTAGAGCGACGATAAATAGGGTATTTAATCGATATAGCTAATGATTTGGAAGTAGCGATATTTACAAGTCATATCGTTAGCCGTGATTAGACGGCGTGGCCGAAGGTTTGAAGATATGAAAGGTGCAATAAGTAAGTCGCCGAGTAATACCTAGGCCCTTCGATCATTTGGAGTTGGCCGACCCTTGATAGCCTGCTTTGAGGATTGGGGATTCCCGGTCGGCAAGCAGAGGCCCACATTGTAGGGTAAAGCAATGGTAGCTTATCGGCCTCATAAGCCGAGTGTTGGAGGTTCGAGTCCTTCCCCTGCAATAATTATGTTCCTGAAATACATTTCATGAACATAAGCTAAATCATTATAGTATAAGAGCAATATCGCAAACTCACTATCGGGGCTTGACTCGATGGGGAATACAGAGCAGGTTAAAATACAATGGCATGGCAGAAAGGACAATCGGGGAATCCTGGCGGTAGAGCTAAGATGTCTCCCGAGGAAAGGGCTAAATGGGCGAACCTTGCCGAACGTGGCAGGGAGAAACTAGAAGCTCTAATGGAATCGGCAGAAACACCGCCTCAGATTATAACCAAGATAACCGAAATAGCGGCTAATCGCGCATGGGGAACGCCCCCGCAGTCAATAGAGCTTTCCGATCCAGAGGGGGGGCCGGTTGGATTCCGCTTTGTCAGTCCTCCCGATGCTACAGTTCCCGAGTAAGATACGGCCGTTCATAGAGTCGCCTAGAGTACATAATATATTCGAGGGCGGGCGCGGCGGGGCTAAGACTAGAACGATAGCTAGTCTAATCGTCGAGGCCATGAATCAACAGCCTGTCAATGTAATATGCGGGCGCGAGATTCAAAAGAGCTTGAAAGAGTCTAGCTATGCGTCCTTGAAGCAGGAAATATACCGGCTTAATTATGGACCGAGGTTTGACCTAAAAGAATCTGAAGGCGTAATAGTCGGTCCTTGTGGTGGGCGAGCGGTATTCATCGGCCTTCAACAACATACAGTCGATTCGATTAAGTCCTATGAAGGCTATCACTGGGCGTGGGTTGAAGAAGCCCAAAGCGTATCGAGGGAATCGCTAGATATTCTGATTCCTACGCTTAGAACCGATCAATGGTTCGAGATTAAGCTAGGCGATAGATACTACGCCTTTCCGCTTCGTATGTTTATGTATACAATGAATCCCTATACGTGGGATGATCCAATAAATATCGTACTTCCCGATTCGCGTTCGGATGTTCGGCGCATCAAGATTAACTACAGCGACCAGTAAGCATTATGATGTTTGTTCTTTTAATTCTTGTTGCTATGTTACGTATATTGACGGTTCTGGTAATATATTAATTAGATATTTTGACTCAAATACTATGATAAGTTCTCCGACTACATTAGCTGGTTCTAGCGCTAACTTATATTGTTTTACAATAAATAAACAAAATAATAATGTTAGAGTCACATGGACAACTACCACTGGATACCCACTCACTATATTACTAAACTCTACACTATCCGCATTTGTACATCCCCTGAAATCACTATCAGCTATTAGTGGTATTGTGGAGGGAGGGTATTCTTATATCGGCTCCTGTGAAAGTCCTGACAATGCTGATAAAACTACTTTAGTGTTTACAAATGGTGATTTTACTACAACTTCGCTGGGAAGGCTCTGTAGCGGTACGGTTGACATTTCTGGTAACTATGCTGGTTTTGGAGATAATTCAGTTTTCCCATTTCTTCCCATACTTATGCATGGAGCGCAGCTTCAAAGTAAGTTGGTTGTAGTCGGGGGTTATGTTTATTTCTTCGTTGTTCGTCAAATCTCTGCTGCTGCAACCTCATCTGCTTACATTACTGTCGGAGGAACTCCTCAAACTAATAAAGCTAATAAGCCAGTAAGAACATTATTTTTAATGAAGAGTTTAGGTAGTAATTTTGAAATTGCCGCTAGATATGAAATGGAATCACATGTTGTAACATATGCAGATGATTATGCTGGGTTACCAAATATTTTTCAATCTGGCAATACCATTACAATGCCAAACGCTGCTCTCAATGGTATTCAACCTGTTAATGCTACTAAATTACTTGCACCTTCTGTAATCAAGACCGCTATTGCAGATTTTTCACAACTCTCAAACTACTTTGATGCTACACAAGGCGAGTCGCTATACGTTAGCGGTGGAATTCTCAAGCAATATGATGGGGATGCGATTGTTGAGGCAGGATTCCTTGATACGCCTCCCCCTATTAAAGATATTGCAAATACTGGTGGCGCTGGTTTCGGGGATTACTACACTGCAGCAAGTGGTGGGTTAACGCATAATTCATCATACCAATATTGTGTAGTTTATAAATGGACTGATAAAACTGGAAAAGTTCATCGTAGTGCACCGTCTCGTGTTGTTCAAACAACTACACCTGCTACTGTAGGGGAATATAGAGTTAACATAACATTCACGCCTTTGTACTTTACAAACAAGAATAATGTTCAAATTGAATTATACAGAACTACGGCAAATGGAACTATTTTTTATAATGTTTCTCATGTTGTACAAAGCGCTGGTTCAGATAACATTTTAACAGGTGTTTACTTAAATGGTAAGTATGCTACATCTATTACAGATAATGTTGCAGACGTTGAATTAGTTTACGCTGAGCCCTTATATACTACTGGTGGGGAATTAGAAAACGATGCTCCAGATGCGTCATCGTTTGTAGCAGCTTACAAATCTCGCTTATTTCTATTTTTATCCGATGGGTATACGCTACAATATAGTAAAGAAACTGGACTGGGTGAGCCTGTTAGATTTTCCGCAGCTTTCAAAGTTCCGCTCGATAATGAAGGCGGTCCTGCAACGTGCGGTATTACTATGGATGACCATTTTCTTATATTTAAAGAACGCGCAATATTTGCTTTAACTGGTGAAGGACCGAATAGCTTAGGGCAACAAGGTGATTTTAAGAAGCCGTATCTAGTTACTACAGATGCTGGCTGTATTGACCCTAATTCTTTAGTGCTTACGCCTAATGGTGTAATGTTCAAGTCATTAAAGGGCATATATATGCTTAAGCGCAATTTTGCCCTTCAATATGTTGGTGATAGCGTCGAAGCTTTTAATGATAAAGTCGTCGTATCATCAACGCTATTGTCTACCGTAAATCAAGTTCGTTTTATTTTAGAGAATAACATAGCCTTAGTTTATGATTATTACGCAAATAGCTGGACAACTTATGATAATATAAGGGGCGTTGACGCGCTTGAATTTAGTGGTGCGTATTATTATGTTACAAATGATGGTTATGTAATGAAAGAAACGCCGGGACTATATAAAGATAATGGTCAATTTATTCCAATGAAAATTCGTAGTTCTTGGATTCAAATTGGCGGTGTTCAAGGGTTTCAGCGATTCTATAAAATGCTATTATTGGGAAACTACAAAAGTCCACATAAGCTTCAAGTAAGTTTTTCATTTGATTACAATAATTACTATGTTGAAAATACTATAGTCGATACGACTGCAATTATTGAAGGTACGCCTTACGGTAGTGGAACATATGGTACTGAATCGCCGTACGGTGGCGAAGGAAATATTTATCAATTTCAAGTAAATCCTTCAATTCAAAAATGCCAAAGTTTCACATATACTATTGAAGACGTGAGAACTACAGAAGATGGCGCATCTTTCGAGTTATCACACGTATTAGCTGAAGTCGGTATTAAGCAAGGTACAGGAAAACTTCCAGATGGAAAATCGTTTGGAACTTCAGGCTAATTATGATACACTATGTGTATGGAAAAGTATGCAAAATACCTTAGGGAACGAGATGGTGCGATTTTAGTTGAAAAAAATGAAGGATTTTATGTTTATTCAATTAGCGGCCATATTATCTACATTAGTGAGATTTATATATTGCCTGAGCATAGAAAAGGTTTGAGACTTTACCGTTGGTGCATGGAAGCCATTAGCATTGGAGTGGCCGAGGGCTGCACGCACGTAGTAGGTTCTGTAGATACTAACTCAAATAATTGGCAGGTTAGTGAAAAGTTAATGCTTAAGTACGGATTTACTTGTTATAGGGTTGACGGTAGTCTCAAATATTACAGTAAAAACATTTAGAAGTTCTAAAAATTAATTAATAAAAACATTTAGTTACATATGGAGGCTATTCGAATGGGAGCAAAAAGTAAGGGCGCTGCAAGCGGTGCCGCAAGTGGAGCAGCTGCAGGAACTTCTGTAATGCCAGGGTGGGGAACTGCTATTGGTGGGGTTATTGGTGGGGTAGCAGGTTATGCTATGACTCCTGAAGAGCAAGCAATGCAAGAAGCACAGCGTCCTGTAGACCCTGTAATGCTTGAACAGTTGCGCAAGCAAGCAAGTGGTGAGGCTCCGACAGTGGCATCACTACGCTTTAAAGCTGCAATGGACAGAACGCTAGCGCAACAAATTGCTGCAGCAAAAGCGGCTCGAGGCGTTAATCCAGCGCTAATGAATCGTAATGTTTCTAATATTGCTGCAACTAATGCAGCTCAAAGCGCTGAAAAAATGGCTGAAGTAAATTTACAAGAGCAAGATTCTGCTAGACGAGCATATTTGCAAGCAATGGGAATGAATGCTGATGTTGATGCAAAGAATGTTAACATGCGTAATGCATTAGCGGGGCAAAAAAATGCGGCTAATGAGAAACTCGTTGGTTCAGTGATGAATGCTGGCGCTGCAATGGGTTCTAAATATGCTATGGCAGACTCTGGTAAGAAAACTGATACTACGACCGATAATGCAACTGATTTAAATAAATCTTACAGTGCAGGAGCAGATGTTTCTTTAGGAAATAATAAAATAACAGTCCCAACATATGAAATGCCATCAGACAAGCGAGTTAAGAAAAATCTTAAAGTCGTTAGTGATGAGAGGCAAAAAGATTTAATTAAAAATGAATCGTTTCCAGCTAATAATACGTTGACAGCATTCAATCAAAATGCTCAACAAGCATCTATGGGAACAGAGGCTGCGCCGCAGATAGCGCCACAAGCTCAACCAGTTGCGACTGGCAACGTTACAAATGCGCCTGCGGCCGCTCCTGTTGTAGCAAAGCCACTACCTGCAGCTCCAGCACAAACTCAAGCAGCGCAGGCATCACTTAATGCTGGCGGAACTATTGCTGATTTGGGAACTAAGGGAATTGATAATTTAATAAAGCCTGGCGACCACCCAGACGATGCAACTTTAACATACTTTGCAAATGAGGCTAGGAGACAAGGTCGAGACCGAGAAGCATATAATCAATTTGTTCAAGAGTGGTATGCTAATAATGCAGCTCAAAAAGCTCAGTATGATAAACAAGTTAGTGATGTACAAGCGCAAAATGATGCGATACAGCGTGAACGCGCTGCTAGGTTATCACAATTTTATACAGGAGTTTCTAACGCTAATGCAAATGATTTAGCTAGTAGATATGCCGTTGCTCCTGTTGCTCCTATAACAGATTATGATAGAGTTGACCCTTGGGCAAGAACTGGCACGCTTCCGGCCCTCTCTGATGAAAATGTTAAGACTGATACTAAGCCCGCTACAAATTCTATGAACCCGAAAGATTTTTTAGACAAGTTAACAGCATATTCATATGAATATAAAAACTCTGTAAAAAATAATTCAAAGGCTGGTAGTGGTAAGCATTTATCAGTCATGGCTCAGGATTTGGAAAAAGCTGGACCTGTTGGACAACAAATGGTTAAAGAAAATTCTCAAGGTATTAAAGAAGTTGATTATGCTAAAGGTTTTGCAGCAATGTTAGCATCTCAAGTAGCGCTGAATGAAAGACTTAAAAAAATTGAAGGTGGTTCAAATGGCCGAAAATAATACTGGAATACCACAATCAGCGATTGACCAGGCAGCGTTAGCTGGTTCTGATGTTCCGATTCAAGAAGCTCAAAATTACGGCGATATTCAATCTATTTTAAATGCTCAAAACCCAACACCTTTAGATACTGGAGCACAAGCACCTCCTTTATCTGCAATAGGTGCAGTTGAGCCTATGCAATTAATGGCAAACTCTGCAGCTAATTATGCTGGAAAACCTGTTACTGAAGAGCAAGTGCTACCAACATACATGAAGCAGACCGAGCAAGTTAATCCACAAGGTCAGCAACTACAAGCGCCACCTGAACCTGGAGTCCCTCCAAAGTCTATGACAGAGCAAGTTTCTGGACTCTATGAAGAACAGAAAATTGCAGCTAATGCTATTGCAGACGCTACAGCTAATAAAGCAACTGCAGATGCTGCAGCCGAGGGCGCTGCTATGGCTAACATAGCTAAGACTGAAAAAAAGAATAGAGAGTTACAACAAAAATTCGACTCAGATTTTGCATCTAAAATGAGTGATTATCAAACAGCGGTGTCTGATTATAAAGCAGCTGCTGGAGATAAAATAGTTCCTGGTAAAATTCTCGCTAACCAAGATACAGGGCAGAAATTAATGACTGGAATATTTGTAGCATTAGGTGCTATTGGTTCTAGCATGGCTGGGCAAGAAAATTTAGCATTGAAGGCCGTTGATAATGCTATTGATAAAGATTTAGAAGCGCAAAAATTTAACTTAGATAATAAATTGAAAGCAGCGAGACTTGGCGTTGATAGCTCTCAATACATTTTAGCAGAAATGCGAAATAAATTTAAAGATGATATGAGCGCTAATTATGCTTCAAAAGCTGCGATGCTTGAAATGACTCAGATGCAGTTAAGACAAAACATGGCTAAGTATGAAGGTACTGCTGCAGGCGCTAAAGCTCAAGCATTTAATGCTCAGTTGGAAATGCAAAAGACAGATATTCTCAGTAAATTAAAAGCACAAGAACAGCAGAATGCAGTCCTTATGGGCGTTACTGGTGGCGGTGGAAAAAAATTAACACCTATGCAAATTGAGGCGCTACCTGAAAAAATGAGGGAGCGTTATATTCCAGATGTTGGTCTTGCTAGTACTAATGAAGGTGCTAAGGGATTGAGAGAGATGAAGACTACTGTCGATACTGTTACTAAAGATGTTAAGCGCCTGCAAGCGATTTTAGAAACTACAGGAAAATCGTTTACTCCAAAATTACGAGCAGAGGCTGAATCTATTAGAACATCATTAATAGGGCGCTTGCGCGTTCCGATTACTGGGCCTGGGGCAATGTCTGACGGTGAGCGCGAGCTATTACAATCATTAATTCCAGATGTGACTAGCTCATTTTCTTTAGATGCTGCAAGCCGTACTAGATTAGAATCGCTACAAAAGCGTTTAGATAATAATTATAAATCTATGTTAAATGCTAATGGAATTTCTGGTGGCCCTGATTTATCTAATGTTCTCGATACGAAAGAGTCAATAAACTCTATCAAAGGAAAATAAATGGATGTTCCAAATTATTTACAACCGAATACACAAGAGAATACAAATTTAGCAGCACCACAAGCTCCTCAAATGCAGGAAAATGTTCCTGTTCAAACAGAGTCCGTATTTGATACGAAAAACGGTGCTGAAATGAACATTCCGCAGCAAGATTTTGAAGTTGCGGTAAGGTCTGGAATTTATGCTCCACAAAAAGATAAAGCTTATGTTGTAAAAAGTCCAGAAGGAAGTATTCACACTGTTCAAGGTTCTAATTTAAATAGTGTGCTAGCACAGCAAT